TAAAGAGTGTCCATAACACAAAAGCACCAGTAATCCAAGATTTACCAACACCTCGAAAGGCTTGGATCTGTAATCTTTTTGGTCCATGTTGAAGATAGTCAGCGATAGAATACTGTGCTCTTGTAGGTGATGGAAGACCCAGCTGTTCCCACAGTGCTTGTAAGAACAGCTTAAAGTCCGACTTAAGAAAGTCTAAGGTATTCATTAATCACCATTATCATTAACTGAACCACTGTTACTAGTATGTGGTCTCCATATACCGCTAAAATCTAAATCAGATTCAGCTAATGTTTTACCTATTCCTCCTGCACTACCTTTACTAAATGCATCGGTAGCGATAGCTCCAGCTTGGAGTATTTTTTTCCAATTAACGGGTTTGTTTGCCATAGTTATTTTAGTTTAGTTGTCTTGTCCAAATTCAGAAGGAGCACTTGGTTGAGTACCAAAAGAAGTACCTCTTCTTGCTTTCATTAAATTTAATATATCTGGATTATTTTTAACTTGTTTAACAGCAGCTGTTAGAAGTGGTAATTTAATTTGTTGGTCAAGAGATTTCCATTTCTTTAGAGCTGTTTTAACTGTATATCCATTAAAGATTACATCATTAAGAGCTTCCATACCTCTTTCAGTGGTATCATTCATTTTTATAAGTTTATCAATAGCATTTGGATCTGGATACTCTTGGAATGCAGCTGCCCAGTCTTCTTTAATTCTTCTTGGTCCTGTAGTTTCAGATATTTCTTGAACTATAGATTTCGTTACTTTTTGAATACTTTCTATTTTATAACCTTCTTTAAAAATATTAACTGTTCCATCATCTAAAACTTCAGAAAAAGCTTCTGCAAATTTTTCAGGAGGTATATCAGTAACTCCAAATACATTTTGTATCTGATCTGTAGCTCTTCTTATTAATGTTTCTCCATCATTAATAAATTTAGCATATTCTTGTGCTACTTCTAATCTACCAGCTTCACCTGATCTTATTTTAGCTAATCTTTCAGCATTAAAGAATTTCTCTCCAAAATAACCTATTTTTTCTTTAAAGAATTGTTGGTGTAAAAGATCATGTGGTTCTTGTAAACCTAACATTAAATTTCTTTTTGTATTCCCTGGTATTATATCAAATTGTTTTAAAATAGCATTCAAATTTCTATGTTCTACACTATTAAATACTAATCCTTCATATAAAGGAGCAGAAAGATTAAGCCCAAATATATGATGTAATTCTATAGATCCTGGTACTTGACCCATTTTTTCTAGATATGGTCCGAATTCTTTTAAGAATTCAGGCATAAGAAGAGTCCTTAATGAGTTTTTACCTGTAATTTTCACTGCTTTTTGTGGATCAGTTTGAATTACTTCCATAGTTTTTCTATATGAACTATTATCTTTCCATGTTTGTAAATCAAATTTACCTCCTCTTAAACCTGATCGCATCATTTGTGTAGCAACATTATCAGGAATGTCAGGAGTTCTTATTGGATTTTCACTATAATCACCATCTATTTTATCATTTAATCTATTAACTATTTGATCTTTTGAATCTTTAAAAGTTGCATAGTCTTTAAAATTTTTATGTAAACCTAAGACATTTTTTCGGTAATTGAAATTAGATTCTTTCATTCTTTCAATTAGTTCCAATGCAGCTTCTGGATTATCTCTATTTGCTATAATTTGTTTTTTAAAATAACTGATACTACTTCTTTCTCTATCAGTCATTAAGGTATTAATTTCCTCTGCTGATTTACCCTGATATTTAGTAAAGATCTTACCTATTTCATCAAAAGACTTTTTAAATACTGGACCAGCTACACTACCAGTAATACCACCTGTAGCTAACTCACCGCCTGTAGGAAGTCTACCTTCATCAATACCTCGTCTAATAAATTGATCTCCTATACCTGAAGCTGCTCCAAATGTGGCAGCTCTTCTATAGGTATTAGGATTACCTACAAGACGAGTTAGTTTACCTGCTTTAGCTGACATACCAGGAATGATACCAAGTAGACCAGAAGAGATTATCTCTCCCCAGTCTCTATCATACCATTCTAGATCTTCTTCAGTTCTAGCTTGTTGAGCAACATAGTTAGCACCTGCTCCTCCAAGGAAGTTAACACCACCATAAAGTAAAGGATTTGCAAGTAATGGTGTTGTAGCTATATCAAGACCAGTTCCAAAGCCTATTTCTCCGAATGTAGCACCTACTTCTTTACCAGAAACTTTACTAATCGCTCTCTGGATTAGATTCTTCTTATCTTCTGTTTCCATGATTATTCATAAGAATCGAAAGTTAAACCAAGTTGTCCTTTTGTTTTAGGTTTATTAATTTTAAGTTCATTACTAGTTTTAACTTCAGAAATATCTTCTTTAGTGGTTTCTTCTGTTATAGGAGTTGATTTCTGATGTAAGTCGTCTATTTTCTTATTAGTACTTAAAACCCCTGGATTATCTTTTTCTATCTTAGCCTCTTTATCTCTTTGTCTAACTTGAGGTATAGTTAAAGTCTCACCATATCTTTTAGAACCAGCAACATCTATTGTATTGTTTTCTATAGCTTCATTCTGAGCCTTTGCCATAGCATCTATTTGCTTTTGCTTTTCTTTAGAAACTGTTAAAGGTTTCATTTTTAAAATGGATAAAGCAAATCTACCACCATCTACAACTGGATCTATTAGACCTGTTTTTACAGAATCTACTGTTTTTCTATAATTATTCTTCCAGAGAACTTTTCCTGTTTTTTCATCTACTCCTTGAATATTACCAGAAAGCATTAATTTAAGTCTATTACCTAAACTTAAATCTGATAATGGAGTACCCCATGAAGTTTGAAGTTGTGTTTTAGTTTTTCCCATTACTTTCTTTTTGCCCCTCCTCTGGCACGATTCTTCTTAGGTATTTCAAGGGATAATCTATTACCCTTATGAGAGACATCTTTACCACCTTTACCCATAATACCTAGCTCTCTACGCTTACGTGAGAGTAATTTACGGTATTTACGTTTAGCAGCAGTACTATTAATCTTCTTTTGTTTTTTCTTTTGTTTTTCGTAAGACTTTCGACCTTTAGCAGATTGATAATATCTAGAAGTCTTACCAGGGTTTTTAGCCCGTCTTGGAGCCATATAACCTCCGTTGTACTAGTTCAGGGTCAACTTTAGGGAGGATCTTTGTGAGCTTATCCATAGGACTGCCCTCGTAAGCAACACCTGTTATGTCATTAGTCTTAAGCCAATCACAGGCTGCTTTTAAGTCTTGAGTACTAGCCTCACCACTTTTGACCCTCTTAAGGAATTCATTAGTGACAAGGTTATGTAACTCATCAAACTTTTCTTCTTTGGCTTTAGCCATAGTTATGCGTTTGCTTCTGTTTTAGGATCTTTTTTAAATTTCTTTTTTCTTTTAGACCAACCTCTTTTAAGTAGTTCGTCATTTGCTGCTTCTCCATAGCTATCATCATTTTCCTTATTGATAGGGAGAAGTATAGTATTAGGAGTAATAACTGACATTATGCTGGTAACGGTGCTTTGCCGTTGTACTTACTTTTCTTTTTAGCTTTTAACGGTGGAAGTGTATGATTACCTGGCCTTGGACCTTGACCTTTACCATGTGGTAATTCCCATACAGGAGCTGGTCCAGGTTTAATTTTTCTTCCCATTAGGTTAATAATTTCTTTTTAACAATTTCCAATGCCTGATCATCTAGTTTGTTATCAGTTCTAGCAACATAAGCTTCAAGTAGGTCTACTACTAGCTTCTTAACTGAATCTGACTTCAAGAAGGCGAAAAGGATGGGCTTGATAATTAGGATCATTGTATTAGGGGTTAGTGTTTACTTAGACTCTTTTGATTTTTCTTCTTTTTTTGCTGCAGCTGCTTCTTGTTCTATAATATAAGAAGTTTTTACTGCTGGTTTTAGATCATTTTGACCATCTAAATTTGGTTTATTTAGATTATATTTATCTGTAAATGAACTCATTTTACAAGTTTCTTTAGGTTTACTCCAAGGTTTATACCAAGGTTTAGGTGGTGTTTTACATTTTAGTATTTTAGCTTTAGCTTTTTCCCAGGTTTTAATTGGGATAACATCACTACACATTTGAGATACACGAGTATTAGGCATTAGCATAAATCCTTTCTGTTGCAGTTCTGCACACTTTAAGACTCTAACTAATTCATAATCTAATCTCATCTTCTCTTCTTGTCGAGATGCAATACTCCTGCACCGTTTTAAACCTTCACGGTCTAAAGGTACCATAAAATTGATTTGACCTCCCCAGTTCTCAGCCATTGTGTAACTAGAGGGTCTCATTCCATCTTCATCTATATCCCACGGTTTAGTATGATTTCCCATATAGAATGGAGAGAATGTCATTGTAGCTCCATTACAGCTTATATGTGGACCGTAATGCTGTCTAGATGGTGCTCCATTGTTCTGGAATTGCACCGCCTGATTAGTTACATTACCTGTCGCAGCTGCAACTGGATTAGCTACATTATCTGTTTCAGCTTTAACTGGAGCTATTGAGAGAAGACTGATAAGGATACCGTAGTAGAAGTAGTGTCGATTTCTCTTTCTATTTCTGTTATGGATAATACCTGACTGGCTGCTCTTGTTACTAATTCTAGCTCGAAAGGATCTCCAGCTGTGTGTAGGGTGAATATTGAATCTGAATCGGCTATACCTCCTGATGAGGCTGATGTATGGGTTATATTTTCCCCAGTCCATTTTTGTAAGGCAGATCCATAAGTAGTTGTCGTTATTTCTTCGACTATTTCTTGAGTTGTCGTTGTTGTACTGTTCATCGACCCCTGTGTGAAATTTGGGGTGACTAATTCTGCTCTCGCTACCGTGGGTGATGCCAGTAAGAAGAGTAAAAACCATTTCTTCATTCTTCCTTTTTCTTTACCATAGGACAATCAACGGTCTTTCCGTTGCCATTTTTATTACCAGTAGTCAAGCCAAAAGTTGCAAGTGCTCCAGTGAAGACACTGGCAACAAAAGTTATATCTGAGTTTCCAGCTTTCTTGATCATTGGTATTTCTACATAGTTCATGGTAATTATAAAACCAGACCAAACTACTACGCCAAGCCTGACAAATGTACCGAGAACTTCTATTTGGTGTTCTTTATCCTCTGCTACTTCTTTAAGTTTTCCGAGGATTCCTTTTTCTTTTTTCTTTTCTCCTTCCATTTATCAATTTTACCTTGGATAAATTTCTGTAATTTCTTTTTAATCTGATCGAAGAATGGTGTAGCTAAGGTGGTAGTTGCTACAGCTGCTACAGCTGCATAGGTAGCAGTTGCTACTACTTCTGCAGTTGGTAATGGCATCTGTATATCTAATACAGGTATTTGTACGCTAGGAGCAGATGGTGTTTCTTCTTTAGTCTCTGCCTCTACCCCTTCAGGAGCCTCCAGATCGCTCGGAGGGATCACCATAGGTGTATACCCTGGAATACGAGCTGTAGGTGGCTTAAACTCGATTTCCATCGTAGGTAGAGGTTTAGGAGTTGTAGGTACCTTTATCCTACCAAGGTTTACCGACACCTGTTGTTGGGGTTTTCTGTTCGTTAACGCCGTTCTCTACAGCAGCTTCAATAGCAGCTACAGTACCAGCTTTATCAGCATCTAGTTTATCTTTAAC